ACCAGATGGTGGCTGAGCGTGGGGAGACGAGTGTGTGGTATAAGCCGCCTGATCCGCAGCTGCCGGTCACCAGCGAGGACGCCTTCGCACTGCTGTCGGTGAGCGTCGATGGTGACGAGTTACCGATTGAGCACACCACAGACGTCAGCGGCCAGACCTTCATCGTTGACCTGGGCGATGAAGTCATCCATGCGGGCGAGCCAGTCGTCATGTCCTTCACGTACCGCTCACGCCTTCGCCGTGACGGCCACATGGTGCACTTCGACGTTGATCGCCCCGTCAAGGGCTTCAGCCTGGACATCAGCCACCAGGACGCTGGCATTTCCCGCGTCAAGCTGGTCGACTACCTCTCCAGCACTCACAGCACACGGGTGGCTGAGCTCCCCGACATCACGGGAGACACCACCTATCACGTGGGCTACGACGGCTGGGTGCTGCCACGAGCTGGCGTCACGCTGGTGTGGACGCTCGACGAGGAGGTACAAGCGACCAACAAGCAGCCAACGAGCACACCAGGCGGAGAGAAACTGGCTCCGCGCTCAGCCGCTCATACATTCGCCGCCGACCAGACAGGAGAAGACGCCCGCCACGCACTGGTTGCCTGACGGACGCTTCTAACAACGGACACACCTGTGTCCGCCTTGGTGTCTCACTCACCACCCATGCCGCTCACCTCCCTCCATCTCGGCTGACATCTCTAGATTGCCATACAGGTATGGTGGTGCCAAGTAGGTGTCCGCTCGACGCTGGTGGTCGTGCGCGACTCCTCCTCCACCAGCCAAGACGAGCAGTGGTGGCCCATCGCCCGCCAGCTGGGCCTGCGGCTGCAGCGCGCCCGCATCGCCAAAGGCCTCAGCCAAGAGGCCCTAGCCCACGCCGCCGGCATCTCCACCTACACCTACCAAAAGTTCGAGAAGGGCGAGTCCCGCCCTGGCACGCCCATGAACCCGCGCCTGCGCACCCTCATCGCCCTGGCGAAAGCGCTGGACATGCGGGTGGAGGAGTTGGTGGGTGGGATGAGTGAGTAGGGAGAGTGCGCGCTACTGTCCCAAGATGAAAAGAGACAAACACTCCACTGTTTCCAAGTGGCTAACTCTGACCAATCAAACACATCCATCTACTATATTTGACCTTGCGAATAGTTACCAAATCGATGTCTCGTATGTGATGCCGCAGCCTGTGTAACGTTATAAACTATCTGCCCGAAGGCGCAGTCCTTTCTAGATGGCGACTCTGACAAAATCGGTGTAGTCGTTTGAATTACTCGAATTTCGAAACGTCGTCCGATGCGTCGGTCGCCAAGACACACTTTACTTAAGGACGACTCACAATGGATGCCGCTTTAATTGCACTGTTTGCCAGACTGGCAGAGATTTCCGCAACACAAACAGCAACAGCTATCGTCGACAGAATCGCGGCGGTTAAAGCGAGAAATAAGGACGCCGAAACGATTCAAGTACTTTCAGAGACAGTCAACTTGTTGATCTCAGATCGCGAAGAGTTGATCGGCATCGCACGAGCACTAAAAGAGCAATTAGTCTCGCAGCAGATCAGCGACGCGGACATTGATCATGTTGTAAATACTGTCCTCCCCGTTCTCGAAACGGTAAGCAGTCAAGGTGGAGGATCAAAGCAAGAAACTGCCGCATTCATGGATACAGTGCGTCCGATACTGTCTCACGACACATTGAAGGTCCTTCAAATACTTGGATTCAATTACCGCAAAGCAATTGGAGAACCTCTCACCGAAGTCGTTCACAGTTACGTTGCATCTCTGGAGAATAAGCCTAGCAAAACGCAGGCGAAACGCAATTCACGGCAACGATAACGACATATCAGTTACACCTTTCACCTTGCTCACCTAATTCTTCCCTGTTAGATGCATAATATGCCTCCGACTTAGTGGAGTGCTAGTGCGTTGAGTGGCGGAAGTTAGCTTCCACCACACGGTTACCAGAGCTAACCTCATTGTCTTTACACTACCTGCCTTCCATGCTTAAATAGAAGTATGACCGATAACGATTTTCAACGCATACAAGAACTATTATCCACTAACCTCAATGCTGTCGAGGAGCGGATCAATAGTCGCATTGACAAACTTGAGCGCGAGATAAAGGATGTACGTGGCGAAATTAAAGGCGTACGTGATGAGATAAAGGACGTGCGCAGCAGCATGGAGGAAGGTTTCGACGCCATCGGCGCTCAGTTCAATGAGATCGACAACCGATTCACAGCACTAGACGAGAAGATCGATCGCAACCATCAGGAAGTGACCAAGCGGATCGATGCGCTCAGTAAAGACATCGAGTCTCAGCACCAAGACGCCCTCGAAGCCAAAGGCGCACTACGGCTGCTCACCACGCAGCATGAGCAGCTTTCTGGCCGGGTGGCAGTTATTGAGAGCAGGTTGCAGGCGGCGTAGCAGCACAGGTACCTCGACGCTCCTTTGGACGCTGACTCGCCTGCGTCTGCTGCTCTTCCGTACTGCTGTACTGGTGCCCTCGAGCGCTAAGAGAGACGCGAAGAGTCCTCCCCCGCGCTCAGGCGCAGGCACGGGTAGCCCCAAGGACGCTCGGGTTGCCCCCGGCAGCAGGACGTAGCCCGCATAGCGAACTGCACCGCTCTTACCCACGTCAGATCACGATTCAGCCGCAAACAGCCCGCCAGGACGGGAGACGGCTACTGGCTCACCGTGCGGCGCTCTACTATCGATTGCGGCAACGCAGCCCCGTCCCTGTTGGAGGCATCCTCCAGCCCCTGTCTCCTGTGGCGACACCGGCGTCGCTCGGCTCTGCACTGCCGTATATCCCTCTCAATCCTGCGGTGGAGCCTCCCATGAGCCTGACGCGCGAACTGAATAAGAAGCAGTCTCCGTTCCGGCAGCTGGTGGAAGGTTGCACCCCTGCTCTGGCCATAGCGGGTGGCAGGTCTCCAGAAGGCAAGCGGGTCGCTGAACGGCTTGGTTTCTACGATCTTGTCAAGGCACGCTCCCTGGCGCCGCTGCCGGATGGAGTGACCGACGCACGGCGGCACTCACCAACTGTCGGCATGGCCTTCGACATCCGCACCAGGATGATGCTGGGCGAGTTCGAACCACGCCGGAGCGCCTCAGCGATGGGCATGGACGTCTTCAACCATCTCCTCGCACCACTGTTGCCGAACGGCCAGCACATATCAGACGTGCTTGGCGACGCCTTCCTCGAAGCCGAGCGACTCACCAGGGACGGCGACGACGTCGACCAGGACTATGCCAGCATCGTTTTCACCTGGTGCGAGTCCCTCTACCGTGCCGGCGGGCGGGCAATACGCAGCTCGCTGGGCGAACGCCTGTCGGCAGCGAGGAACGTCGACGAGGTGTACGACTCGATTCCACCACTCATGCTCGAAGACATCGCTCGCCTGCGCATCGTCAACCAGCGCCAGATCAAGCACTGGCACCTGCGCATGAGACACGGGGCGTTACCCATCCTTCTCCGGCGACTTCTTAGTCGGCGGCGCCGACGGCGACTGGTTCATCGACAACACCCTCTTCGACTTCAAGGTCAAGGACACCATCACAGCGCCGTGGGTGCGGAAAGTCTTCATGCAGCTCCTGGGCTACCTCATCCTCGATCTCGACAACGACTACCAGGCCGAACGCATCGGCATCTGGTTACCACGACAGGCAACGGTCAAGACGTGGACCATCGAGGAGATTCTTGGCAATGACGCCAGCACGATACTGGCGAAGGCGCGAGTGGATGTAGAGAGTGTGATGGAGCGCGGGGTGGGGGTGGTGGCGTAACAGCATTTTACCCAGAATACATTTACTTTCAAGCCAAAAAACAGAAACTTCCTTTATAATCAAAGAACAATAGGGAGACGTCGATGCAAATCACTCGAATCAAGCAAATCAAGGATTACCGCATTTTTCAAAACTGGAAGCAACCAGGAAATACTGACTTCGCGCGCTTTAACGTCATTTACGGTGGCAATGGCAGCGGTAAATCGACGCTTGCAGCACTCCTGACTGAAGTTGCAAAGGGAGATTGGAGTGACGGCACAATACTGACAGTCAAGGATGACAACCAACACACCCGAGATATCAGGAGTAAAGACGAAGCGCTCGCAACACGACTCTGCATATTCAACACTGATTACATAAACACGAATCTTAAACTAGACAGCGGCGAAACCGAGTCGCTGCTCTATCTTGGCAAAGAGAACATCGACAATCAAAATAGGCGCGAAGAACTTGAGACAGCTATCGACGAAGCAAACAGTTCAACTATTCCTCAACTAAAAAAGCAGCTCAAAGCAGCTGGAGATAAGTGCAATGAAATTGGAACAAAGGGAGCCACAAAAGTAGCCGGTAAGTTACAAGGCGTCGATGTCAGTTACGGCGGACGCAGATACAAGCGCCCAAAGTTCATAAAGGCGCTAGATGATGCGTTGCAATCGCCTTCTCGAGATATGTCAGATTTTGACGTCGATCAACAAATCAAACGCATCACCTCACCGACTACAGACAGAATCACTGAACTGTCGAACCTAAGCATCCCACTAACAGACATAGCTACTCAAGTGAGTAGAGTTCTAGCACGGACAGTGACGTCAGAAGCCATTGACGCGCTCAAAAGCAACCACAATGCAGCCACGTGGGTTCAGGAAGGCATGCAGCTCCACAACGCAGGAGACCGGTGCCTCTTCTGCAACGGTGTCTACACAGAGGAACGTGTCGACCGACTGAACCGGCATTTCGATGAGTCACTGAGGCAGGTACAGCAGACAATCGACAGGCTCAATACACAACTCGTTAAATATGAAGAGCAATGTGAGCAGTTTGTAAAGGGCTTGGAACCGCCGAAATCTCTTGACGAGGTTAGGACGAAATGCTGGCTAGACCACACTGACGCCATACGTTGCACCATCGCAGCAGTGAAGGAACGCTTGGCATTCCTTCGTCAGCAGCTTGCCCGCAAGTGGGAAGAACTATTCCGGCCATTGACACTCGAAGAATCGAACACCGACAGTGCGGTGTCTGGCAATGCGGATGTTGAACCTCTCAACGTAATCATCCGTGAGCACAACAGCGATATCGACAACTACGACCAACTTAAAAATCAGGTCTGCAGCGACGTTGTTCAATATTACGTGGAGCAAGTGCGCGAAGACTATACTGCAAGCAAAAACGCCGCGCAAGAAGCAGAGAGCAAACTCAATTCTGCCCAAGAACAACTCGAGGCCAACAAAGCAGAGTTGCAGCGGCTAAAGAACAGCCAGCAGGATCTCGCACACTTTGCCCAGCTGCTCACGACCGACTTAAAGCGCTACTTTGGGCGGGATGAACTGACGTTCGAGCTGTCTGACGGAGACGCGTACTCAATTCAGCGCAATGGTGAGAAAGCAGAGCATCTCAGTGAGGGGGAGCAGCGATCTATCGCGCTACTATACTTCCTGCGGGACATTGAATCGAATGGAGCCAATCTACGGGAGCGCATCGTTATTTTCGATGATCCGGTGTCTAGTGTTGACGACGGTGCTGCGACGGGTGCGTTTGCATACATTTGGGATAAGTGCATTGGCAAGAAGCAGAATGGTGTGGGGCAACTAATCGTACTCACTCACAATTTCGATTTTTTTCGGCGTTGGGTGAATCGTCTCGCGAGCTTGAAAAGAATGTCTGGAGATGCGAAAAATTTAGTTAGCTACTCGGTAAGTGAGTTGCGCGTAAACAGCAGCAGTTCCTCGGCAAGCATCCATGTACGTACACCAGAGCTGGTTCGCTGGGATAAGCCATGGAAGTACGCGTTACTGCGCTCGGAGTATCACTACCTATTCTGGCGTGCCGCCACTGAGCTAGAAAAATGGCATAAGTGCTCATTAAATGTGTTGAGGGAGTATGACGCAGCTATTTTGCCCAACGTGTGCCGAAGGTTGCTAGAAGGGTTTGCGAGTTTTCGATGCCCGCAGAAGATCGGCAACTTCGAGGCGCAGATGAAGGAGATGCTCGATCAATCGCAAGGTAGCGCCAAGCGGACCTATCTCGTAAGATTCTTGCACGAGTATTCTCATAATGAACAGTGCGACCCAAACAAACATCTTCAACTGCTTGAGACACCCAGGATAATCGAAGACATATTTTCGTTTATTCGGGAAATCGACGGCGACCACTACAAAGCGATGTGCGATGCCCTAAACGTGTCACCACTCCCCAAACCTGCGGTGACGAGCGGCAGCGTCGGAAGTACTGAATTAGAAGCCGGCGAGACGATCTCCAGCAAGTAGCGACGCAACACAAGACCTCTACACCATATCAAGATACTTGACCCGTGCTGCTGCCGCTTGTGGCCAGTCGGAGCCGGAGCCTGACCTATCCCCCACTGCGACACAGGTGCGGACAGGTACGCGCCGCCAGAGCTTGAGTATGCTCACCACATCGACTCGCCCTGGGGAGATGGAGCCTATAGACGCCAGCTCCCAGGGCGGCTTTTGCACCGTTCCTCCAACGTTCACTCATCAGCATTGGCTGCAACCTTACTATTTGTTACGGTTTCATCACAGTTGGTGACGTGCGCCACTACTAATCGTCTGGGCGGTATAGCCTCAAAGTGCAGGCAAGGACGTCTGCTGGAGTCAACAGCTCCATCGCCCTCATCCCCGAGGAGGACCACGATGAGCAAGACGAGCAAAGCAAAACAACTGATGACAATCTGCCTTAGCGTACCGTTAGCCGCTGGAGCAGTATTTGTAGCACCAACGGCAAGTGCAAACTATGTGCTGTTGTGAAGGTGTTTGATACGCCCGAAGTCCAATACATCAATGTGCGCAATACTGCCGACACCAGTAGTAACGAGAATATCATCGAGACTATCAGTGCTGGCTCCTTCGTATGGCCGATGTGCTGGATTAGTGGAAGCGCCGTCCCCAGCCCGTTCTCTGGACAGCCCGCAAGTACCATTTGGTACAGAATACCAGGATATCCGACTGGCCTGGTATCACACGCTTACCTCGATACAGGTGGCAACGACTCACGCGACGAGCTCTACTAAACCCGAAGGCAGAAGCACTAGTGGATTCCCAGGAATGGTGGACCGGCATATTCGAACAAATGATGAAACAATGTGGAACATTTTCCAAGGGATAGAATGAACTAATGGATTTTAAAATAACCGGGATCCCCCAGTATTCCATCAATGATTCGTTTCGCAAGTTCCAGGAATCATTAGGGAACGTCACAACCATTGGTTTTGGAGCTATCCGAGGCAACCTGGTCTTAGACGGAAATAATTACCTTATCGGGGTGGATCAAAATGAAATCACTGGAGAAGTAGAATGCGTTGAAGTAGCCATACTCTTTCATGGCGACACATTCGAAGGCATTGACCTCACCAACATGTCCGCAGAATCTTTCGCCCAAGAGCTAGCAAAGATTGGTTCCACACCTGTAGTAGAAATCGATAACGTCTGGTGGCCCAAGGAACGCATGGCATTTTATGTGTACGAGAACACCCCCAGCACAATCTGCTGGTGGGGAAACACCACTGACACTGAGGTACAGGAAATTTTTTCCCAAGGGCAATAAGATTTTCCAGTATAACGAAGCTTATTCAGCTACTGGAAAACCAACCCACGCCAACAGATGACGAATCGAAAAGAACACGTCATCTATCTTGTTTTTCCTTACACTTTCAGGGAGTAGTGATGTGGGTTAATGCCTTAAGAAGCTGAACCATAATTTCCCAGCAACTGGATAAGCTGCCTTGTTTACGATGATGAACAACACAACCCAAGGTCACTATTAAGCGTAAGTGCCTGCAAATACTGACACTTGACAGGTAATCTTATACCTAAAGAATTTCCTCAAGGTAGTGATGATAATGGCTAAAGATATATTTCAGCGGGTTGCTGACGAAGCCCGTCCGCCTGCGGTGTTGGGGCGGTATCCAGGAATGCCTGATTATTTTACTGAAGTACTTTTGGATGACTTAGTAGAGTCTGGTGCATGGCTTGACCTGGAGTTAAAGATACCATTTTTGGCTTTGTGGGTAAATGATGAAGACTTCGACAACACTGATAGTTGGAGAGAACCCATTATTGGTCGTACCCAGAAAAATGTGCGTAAGTTCGCAGCAATGGACCCAGTAGTCGACCTAGAATCGCTGCGGGGAATGAAGGTGAAACTCGTTTACGATGATTAACAACAAAACCAAAAGATCTAGGTGATGGTAATGGTTAAACGTTTGTTTCAGCGGGTTGCTGATGAAGCACGTCCGCCTGCGGTGTTGGGGCGGTATGGGTTGTATGAGAATTTTGAGCAGGTGCTTTTGGATGATTTAGTGGAGTCTGGTGCGTGGCTTGATCTGGAGCTTAAAAGGCCGTTTTTAGCGTTGTGGGTGAATGAGGAGGATTTCGATAACCCTGATTGGGCTGATCCTATTATTGCTCTTGACCAGGAGAATCTGCGCAAATTCGCAGCCATGGACCCGGCAGTCGACCTAGAATCGCTACGAGGAATGAAGGTATACCACATCGAACCATATGTACGATGATGAACACAGCCCAGGGTTACTATTAAGTGTAATTGCCTATAAAATCTGACACTTGACAGGTAGTCTTATACCTAAAGAAATTCCTCCAAAGAATCCAGTCGGTGATAGTAATGGCTAAAAATTTGCTTCAGCGGGTTGCTGACGAAGCCCACCCTCCTGCAATATTGGGCAGGTATGGGATGTATGAGAATGATGATCAAGTGCTTTTGGATGATTTGGTGGAGTCTGGTGCATGGCTTGACTCGGAGTTAAAGATACCGTTTTTGGCGTTGTGGGTGAATGATGAGGATTTTGACAATACAGATAATTGGAAAGATCCCATCACCGCTATTGACCAAGCAAATGTGCGCAAATTCGCAGCCATGAACCCAGTAGTTGACCTAGAATCATTACGAGGAATGCAGGTGAAATTCTTTTACGATGATTAACAACACAATCAAAAGATCTAGGTGATGGTAATGGCTAAACTTTTGTTTCAACGGGTTGCTGACGAGGCTAAACCCCCGGCAATATGGGGTCGGCCAGGGTGCGGCCCACCAGATTATGCTGCTTATGTGCTTTTGGATGATTTAGTGAATTCTCATGCGTGGCTTGATCTGGAACTTAAAAGGCCATTCTTAGCGTTATGGGTCAATGATGAAAGTTTCGATGATCCTGATTTAGACGACCCCATTGAGATTCTTACCAATTCAGACGCACACAAATTCGCAGCCATGGACCCGGTAGTCGATTTAGAATCGCTACGAGGAATGAAGGTGAAACTCGTTTACGATGATTAACAACACAACCTAGGGTTACTGTTAAGTGCAAAAGTCTACAAAACTCGACAGATAGTCTTGTACCTAAAGAATTTCCTCCAGAGAATCCAGTTGGTGATGGTGATGGCTAAAGACCTGCTTCAGCGAGTTGCTGACGAGGCCCATCCGCCTGCGGTATGGGGGCGGTATGGGATGTTCGAAAACGCTGACGATGTGCTTCTAGATGATTTAGTGGAGTCCGGCGCGTGGCTTGATCTAGAACTAAAAAAGCAGCTTTTGGCTTTGTGGGTCAATGATGAAGACTTCGACAACACTGATAGTTGGAGAGAACCTATTATTGGCCGTACTCAGAAGAATGTGCGCAAATTCGCAGCAATGGACCCAGTAGTTGACCTAGAATCCCTGCGGGGAATGAAAGTGAAACTCTTTTACGATGATTAGCACATCCCTGGGTTGTGTGCAATAATCAACGAACTACTCCCTGTTAGTGAGACCATTGATAATGAGTAACTAACAGGGGGTTATTGCCAGGGAGTTATTGTGATGCTGATTAATTCATTAGACGAAGCCCGCAGGACTGTAGCCGCATCAGCGAGTTTGAATCTTTGTATGGCGAAGTTAGATCAAGTAAAAGTTGAAGAACTCCCACCCCACCCCACAGCAAAAATCCCCAGCCCCTGGGTGCGTAAACCAAGGGCCGAGGAAGCCTATTACCTACCGCTACTCCCCCACCTTTACAAGGACTATGAGGACGAACCATCCGTCGGCTGGTTTGTTTCGCCGCGGCGGCTGCTGCCGGTGAGGGCAGGCGCCCGCAGATCACCGTTCTCCGGGGGAACCCGACCAAGACACTTCCGACCCCCCGAGCCCGGCCACCACCAGCCGCGCGGCGATAGCAACGGAGACGACGGTGCACGTTGTCGGGAAGAACGTCGTTCCGAATACGCCGCAGAATTTCAGCATCTCCTTCGGTAACGAGGCCGTCGCACGATGGGATGATGATTTTACCTCAGATGTCGCATTCTACGAGTTGCGCTTCGACGAGCTCGCGGGCACAGCCAATAGTAACCTGTTGCTCAAAACGACAAGCACGTCGGCGACCATACTGCTGACGGAGCGCACGGGAACCGTATATCTCTTTGCGTGCAACGCGATCGGGAAGTACAGCGCGGCTGCTGCGTGTGAGTATAACGTCCCCGCGCCGGCAGCACCGACGATCAAGATCACAAATACGCTGCAGGGCTTTAGCGTCTCCATCCAAAATAGGCCGGAGCATATAAGCGGTACGCGTGTGCATATCTCGGGCGGCGGCGTCAACGAGACCATCGAAACAACGGGGACTTTTGTGTCTTATGCCGGTGCACCGGGTATCTATACCGTACAGGCGGCGTGTTTTGACTCCTTCGGGGATGGCGAATTGTCACCGGCGCAGGAAGTGATCGTCAAGGCAAAAATCGACAAAAACGATATAGAGAATCTATCGATCGCGGAGAAAGATCTTGACGCGGCACTCGCCGAACGTATACGGGACGTGCAGACGACCAAGGAGAGCGTATCATCCATCGTTGCGAAGTTGTCCGGCAATCCGCAGGAATCCGGCTACAGCGCGATCACGCAGATCTACAACGGTCTGCAACTCAAAGTCAATCAAGGTGATGTTGTAACGGCTATCAACGTAGCTCCTGGCGGCGTAAAGATCGATGGCCGACTCCTGCACATCACGGGGAACACGATTATTGATGGCAATGTTATCGCAAATCACATGCTGCAGGCAGGCGCAATAACAGCAGATAAGCTTGCAGTAGACAGCCTGTCTGCGGTATCGGCAAAGATCGGAAAGCTTCGCACGAAGGATACAGGGGCGAGGACGGAGATATCGGATAATCTCATCGAAGTATTCGACGAGGGCGAAAAGACCCGCGTCCGAATTGGGATATTTGAATAGGAGGTATCTGACATGGAAAAACAAGCAGGGGTACAGCTGATCAACGCGCGCGGATCATGCGTGCTTGATACGCGCTGCGGGGTGACCCGCGTCGTTGGGATTGCGAGCCTCGGGGCAAAGAAACGCATGCGCATAGAGATCTCGAATCCTGGTAAAAACCGCATCTGGACACAGCTCGTTTTTCGTGGATCCGGGTATGGGGCTTTCGGAGAGAGCTCCGACTGGGACCCTGACGACCCAAAGCTGACGAAGGTGGAAACATGGGAAGACCTCCAGGGGATTACTGTTACGCTCCCCTTTAAACCCAACGCAGCTTATGATCCGGAGTTCCCCCATGCGTATTACCATGATACTCTTGCGGCGCAGAACCCGCGTGCGATTATCTACGGATTCTACTAAGAGGAGGACGGGCTTATGCGATATGCAGAAATCAGAAATGCCAACGGCTCTCATGTCATTGACGATCAGTATCAAAACTATCGGCTTGATTGGGTGCCGAATGTAAAAGTGCAGCGCTGTTTGACGGGGATGCACGTCGAGAAAAACGAAGCGGGCGAACGAGTGTGCACCTTCCCATATTATGACTACGCAAATGGTAAATCCTATGCGTGGCCGCAAGGCGGAAATTACCCGGACCCGTGGTGCGCGAAAACTACCCCCAATAAAGACAAGGGCCTTTTCTCTGATTCGCCTTCCGTGTATTTCTGTCGCCCACGGGGCCTGTGGTCAACAGGAGAGTTCTACGGATACGCGGGACTTGGTATTCAATCTATGCTTGTGTGGGAAAAGCCCCGACTGAGGGCGCGGTTCTCGATTAGTCCTACGGACACTGTGCCTTATATTTTTGCGCTCGGTGCCGGCATGCCGAATATTGTCTATACCTTTGCAGCTATTTTCGATTATCTGAGCCAAACAACGACAGCGCATTTTGTAAGCTGCTGGCAGCGGAAAGCGTCGTTGTCTCAGTCGCTCGTAGACGGGAAGTCGTTCCGGGGGGACAACGTCGGATATACCGAGTTTGACCGAGCGCAATATGATCCGGATAATACCTCCTGGCCATCGCCCTATCGACCCCGCGCAGGCGAAAACTTTACGGCAGAGAGCTATCTCGAAGAGATGGAGACGGCCCCGATCCTCTATGCCTACGGACTAGCGGATTCCCACATTGGACTTGATAAGGGCGAGTTCGTCATCAAGAATGAGCGCGGGGAGGTTGTCTTTAACAACCGCTATGACTATATGCGCATCCTTGACTATTTCCCTAGCGTAAACGCACTGTCATTTGATGGGTCGGGCATATACAACTCGCCGAAAAGATATCATTACCCCGGCCGCAAGATCGCCGTTGTTGCGCTCTCACAGAACGCCTGCTATGCAGCTGGTGTTGGCCGGGATGAGTGGCTATACAATACGGGCTTTTGGTTTCCCGACCCGAGCACCGTGGAATTTACGACATGCGTGACGCCGTTCGTGCGTGGGGGAAATCCGGACCAATACCCGGGGCTATCACAGGAGTTTGCAAGTCTCGCATCACTCCTCGGCGTTATGATCCTCGATGTTACCGGCTGCACCCCCGGATGGAAGCAGGAGGCTCAGACAGGGAAGCCGTTTTTGGTAGAAGTGGAGTAGGAGGACACAAATGCTGAAAAAGTACATTGTCAACGGAAAAATCACCTATCCGCAGGGAGAAGGCACAATCACGAACTTCACGTTTACGAACGTGGAGACGGGCGAAATGTTTTCCCTTGCCACATCAGATCAAACGGAGGCGGACGAAATCACCTACGGCGATCATGTTGTGATCGAGGTGAGGAAGGATGACCCACCGAAGAAAAAGGAGAAGTAATCTCATACGGCGCACATCAAAGCGGTGTGCGCCTTTTCAGTGCTCGGAAAGGAGACAAAGGAGAGTGGAGATCATGATGAAGGTGCTGGAGAGGCTGCAGGAGGCATGGCTGTTTAAGCTCTGTACGTCTTGCATCCTCACGCTTATATCATACACGCATGTCCGGCTGTTCGCGGCATTTGCGGTGCTCGTTGTCGTCGATCTACTGACTAAGTGGATCGCACTATCACGGCAGCATCTTATTGATAGCTGCGTAGAGAAACCGCGATTTTGGACGTGTTTCTGCAATATCCGCGCAGCACAACGAGCAGGATATATTCGCAGTGAAGAAATGCGGCATCGGTTTGTGACGAAGATGCTCACATACTTCGGTGTTGTTGCCGCAGCATGGATTGTTGACTGGATGTGCATCCATGCAGGCGCACCGACGGTTGCCGTTGTCGTTGTCATTGGATATCTATCGATGACGGAACTCTTGTCAATCCTTGAGAATATGCAGAAGTCGGGCATCGAGGAGGCGGGGGAACTCTATGAACTGATCCGCAAGAAGAGCGGCCTCGGTGCGAAAAAGGAGGTGTAAATGATGGACGTACAAGAACTTGCTCTTGAGATCGCGAAGGGGCTCATTGAAACAGGCGTTGAAGGAGGCTATGGATCGGTGAGCTGCAGCACCGCAGGGGATTATCCATCGATCGGATGCTCTCAGTGGGAGGGAGCACGCGCAAATGAACTACTCGCGCGTATCCCCGACGGCGACTACTATGCGAACCGGTCATACTCGAGTATTCGAAACTACGGAGATGACCTCCGAGGATTGCAGCTGAAACTCGAATCTCCGGAGGGACAGGAGGCACAGCTACAGCAGCTCTCCGAGGACTGCAAGGCGTATGTCCATACGCTCCAGCAGATCGCAACGCTGGATGATTCGCGCTGTCTTATCTATGCGGGCATATGGTGCCCGACGTCTCATTATGTCGTGCGTAACTTCTTGCAGCGCCGAGAGGAGCGCGGATATAATCTGCGTAGTTTGCGGGGGGTGTACGAGCTGTTCCGCGACCAGTATGCCGCGGCGGCAGGGTGCGAGGAGTATGCACTCGGGTATGCCAACCGCGCGGAGCGGACGTATCAGTATGTGGCAAGCGTCGATCTCACAACTCCCTACGGCGTGCCCGTATATGGCGACGGGCCATATGGACGATAGGAGGGACCTCAGATGACACGCAAGCAGATCATCATATCTGTGCTGTGCGTCCTTGTACTTGCCGTTGTGGCTGCCCTTGC